CTTGGCCAGATGGAGGAAGATGGTGGCTTCGTCAGAGGTAATGCGATTTACGTGGCGCTCTACGTCCTCGGCGGCAAGGCGCTCGTGGCAGCTGTTGTAGCCCCAATCGCTGGCGGCCTCACCTGGCTATTCATGGCCAAATAGCCCATTGGCAGAGCTTTGACTTGGCAAAACTCTGCGATAATGTGGTTGCTTTAATCGCTTATTCACACAACTTAGGACACGTATGAACTTTGACATCGGCATCCAGATCGTTGAGCAACTCATCGAGGGCAAGAAGCCTCCCGAGATTCAGAAGGAGCTTGGCATGACACCAAGCATCTTCAACTCTCGCTTCGATGAGATTCGTGAAGCTGCTGGACTACCGAAGGAGAAGCGGGCCTATCAGGCTTGCTCAGAACTCGTCATGGCCAACCTCGTGAGGCTGGAGCTATTCGAGAAGAAGCTCAGCCAGGAACGAGCAGCTTACCGTGAGTCACTGAACCAGTTCTGCTTCTAGCCAATGGCAACCAAGGTACTCAAGCCAAACACACACGTGGTGATGAGTACCACGGATGCGTCTGACCCTGACGCAATCCCGGCCTTCGAGACATCGGCAGGAGTGCCAAACCGGCCAGGCCGGCCACGTACTCCGGTCTACGTCAATAAGAACGCTCTGGAGAACTTCACCAAAGATGTCTCTCCAGACGTGATAAAGCACCAGCTTGAAGCAGCCAACATCGCAGCTCTGTTCGCCAAGCGGGCCATCAGGCCAGATGAGATCGCAGCTCTGCGTCGGCGCATGTTCGAGGTGGTAGCTACTGGCCTTGAGGACGTGGCACAGGTCATGGCTGGAACCAAGGTCTGGAACAACGTGCAGGTTCGGCTGTTCTCCATCCTCACTGAGCGCGTCATGCCTAAGCTATCAACCATCACGGTTGAAGACACCACCTCCAAGAAGCTGGAAGACTTGAGTATCGAGGAGCTGGAGCAACTGGCACTTGGCAAAAAGAACCACGAAGCCATTGACGCTGTGGTAAAGCAAGGAGCCGACCTGGATGCAGCTGCTGAGAAGACTGAGAGAGCTTCAACCGCCAAGGCTCTCAAAGGCAAGATGATCACCATCTCCAGCATCGACGAGGCAGAGAAGGTCTATGTCGCATCAAAGCAGAAGCCTGCTGAGTACGGTAAAAAAAAAGCAAGAAGCCTCTCAACGCCACCCAGGCCAGCAACCTCTCAGGAGGAGTAGGTAAGAACGGCAGGACGCTCCAGGACATCTGGAGATCAAAAGGCTTCTCTGAGGCGGAGATAGAAGCCAAGAGCCAGGCCAGGATTGACTTGATCCAAGCAGTACGAGCACGCACCATGGCCAACCGCAAAGAGAAGGAAGCGCTCTCGCTTGGCCTTGGCGATGCGGTGATCGTGGCCACAACCATCACACAGAAGCGCAAAGAGCTGGCCCGTGAGTTCCGAGTCTCACCTCTCAAGGGAGTGCTCAGCCAGGCGACCATCCAGAAGCGAAAGGCCAAAGATGCAGCAGCTATCCAGGCCGCTCACGACAAAGCCTACAACCCACGCATCAAAGGTCTCGCTGGCGTTCCAGGGCTGGACACAGCAGACGATGGAACCATTGGCCTGGCTGAGCTGAGAGAGCAGCGGCCTGACGTATTCGACCTAAAGCCACAACCAAAGCCAAGCCGTGGAGGTGTGGACAGGATGAAGCAACTCAACGAAAAGATGACTGCCAGAGGCAGGAAGGATCGCTATGGCCACACCCTCGATTGATCAGAAGACAGCAGCGCTGTACCTGCTGAAGCTCAAGCAGAGCGCCAACAGCTTTCCAGGCTTCATGAGCTACTACTACGACTTCGAGTGGGAGGCGTTCCAGCGAGAGATGCAGGAGGTGCTGGATTTGCTGGAGAAGGATGCGCTGCTGAGCAAAGGTGGCAACCCGGTGCGAAACCTTCTCATTACGATGCCTCCGCGCTGCGCCAAGAGCTTCAACGCCACCATCAACTTCCCAGCCTACGCACTCATGCGCAAGCCGCACCGAGAGATCATGATCAGCTCGTACAACAACGAGCTTGCAGCTACCTTTGGCCGTGGCACACGCGACATCGTGACAGACCAGAAGGCTCGCAAGGCGTTCAAAGGCTTTGACCTTAGTCGTGAGACGCGAGCAGTGGACTTCTGGAAGACGACAGTTGGTGGAGCCTACTACTCGGTTGGCTTGAATGGAACCACTACAGGGCGCGGAGCTTGCTTGACAGGCGACACAGAGTTGCTTGTAACGACTGGACGAGATGCAACTAAAGCAACTAAAATCAGTGATGTATTCAACAACCCGGAACAACTCTATGTGCTCGCCTACAACCACAAAACTCAGTCACCCTCTTGGGGAAGGGTCAACGCCCGTTCAGAAATTAAGGCGAGCGAACTATTTGAAATCAGCGATTCCTCTGGCGGAGTTATTGAAGCGACTGGAGAACACCCCTTCTACGTTGTTGGGCGTGGTTACGTCAAGGCGGAAAGCATTACCCCCGGTGATCATCTCCTGCGCCTTCTGCCAGAAGACATCAATCAAGCAGGCATTCGATGTCTTGAAGTCGATCAAGCGTGGCCACAAAGACCTGTATTGCTCCCAGGAGTGCAGCAATCAACACCACTCAACAAAGAACACGCCACCATGCGTGGTATGCGGGAAACCAGCCAAGCTGAATGGAGCAAGGAAGTATTGCAGCGAGACATGTCGGGACAGCGCCGCTGCCTCCAGGAAGGTCAAGCACATGGAGCAGTGCCAGCAGTGCCTGAAGCAATTTCAGAAGAAGCACGCAGGTCAGAAGTTTTGCTCAATGAGTTGCAAGAATATGCACCACTCGCAATCAATGGCATCGTCGAAGAATCCAAACTTCTCTCACGGCCACTTCGCGGAGAAACGACAGCCTCACACCATCAAGGCGTTTGTAAAGGCCAAGCCTCCAATAAGGGAGAGGGACGGAATGAAGTGCGTGAACTGCCAGGCGGAGAACAAGCTGCACGTCCACCACATAGACCGAAACCCGCACAACTGCACATGGAGCAACTTGGTGACGCTCTGCGCGTCTTGCCATCAGAGGCACCACGCCCACGAGAGGAAGACAGGGCTGTCGTTGTTTCCATGGTTAAGCGAGTACGCCATGAATGCCTCGTCTACAACCTGTCCGTAGAAGGGTTTGAGAACTACTTTGCCAATGGTGTGTTGACCCACAACTGCATCCTGGGGGTTGACGATCCATACAAGTCACGAGAGGAAGCCGACAGCACCACGCAGCGCCGCAAGGTCTGGGACTTCTATACATCTGGCCTCATCAGCCGGATGCAGCCTGACAAGGATGGCCAGCCTGCCTTTCAGATTGTGACGCAGACACGCTGGCACCCAGACGATATGGCTGGACGCATCATGGAGAGCCGTGAGTTCCACGATGGCGAGTGGATGCACCTGAACTACCAGGCGCTGACGATGAAGGAGCGTGGCGTTTACATCAGACGCAACAGGCTGCCAAAGGATGATCCTCGCTACATGCCAAACATCACAGCGGAGCAGATCGCCACAGGCCATAGGCTGACAGATGCACCTGGCCTGCTGAGCAAAGGTGTTAACCCAAAGGTTGAGGTGTCTGGCCAGTGGCAGGCTCTATGGCCAAAGCGCTTCCCAGTGGAATGGCTACTCAAGCAAAAGAGCATCCTTGGAGATCGTGACTTCGAGTCGCTGTACCAGCAGAACCCATACGTGCTTGGCGGAAACCTGATCAAAGAGAATTGGTTCAAGCGCTACAACCGTGATAGCGTGCCGGCGAGCTTCCACGCCATAGCAGTAACTGTTGATACAGCCTTCAAGGCAAAGACAGTCAATGACTATTCGGTGTTCACGGTGGGTGGAATCACGGAGATTGGTGACATCTACGTGCTGCGAGTGTTCCGTGAGAAGCTGGAGTTCCCAGACCTCAAACGCAAGGCTGTGGCCATCAACGCGATGTACCGAAGCCAGGGCTTGCGAGGCTTCTGGATCGAGGATAACGCCTCTGGCCAGTCGCTGATCCAGGAGTTACGGGCCAGCAGCGGCGTTCCTGTCATCCCGTGGAAGCCAGGGGCTGTGGAGAAGTACCAGCGTGCAGCCAGTATCACGCCATTGGTTGAAGGTGGCCGGGTCTTTATCCCAGATGAGGCTGACTGGCTGGAGGATTGGGTGAATGAGCTGTCAGCGTTCCCGTCATCAAAGCACGACGATCAGGTTGACTCGTTTGTGATGCTGGTTGATGTCATGTCACGCATGGTGGTGACTGGAATGAAAGAGTTCTCGACGCCTATTGGCGATCTGGTTGGCAAGAATGGCCTGCAGGACTTGCTATTTGCTGGCCAGGAGCTGCGTTCAGACCCGCTTGGCTGGGCTGGTAGCCAGAACGGCTTTGGCAATGCTGCAGGCGGCCTGGACAGCTCATTTGGTGGCCAATGGCGTGGCTGGGGCCAGTGATGACTTTGGGTTGTAGCGGTTGTAGTACCGCGTTTGCATGTCGCTGTCAGGAGAAATCACGAAAGGGATAGTGCGCTTGACCGTCAGCGTGCCACCTTGATGCCCCATTGCCACGTACAAGTCATCAACCACGATGTGGTCGTTGTAATAGGCGTCATTGGCGTACTCTGAGCAGACGAGGTAGTTGACATGGCGCTCATTTTTCCACTTGACCACAAGATTTTTCCGCTCCAGTCGTATCAGAGCTTCTTTGAATGACGTTCTTCTGATGCCCACAGCATTTCTAAGCTCTGGCTCAGACATGGCATGTGATTTTCTGGCAGCCAGAATGTCAGTTAGCTTGCTCTCGACAAGCGCTTCTGGCTGTTTTGGCGGAGTTGGAGGGTGTTTGCGTGGTCGTCCCATTGGTGCTCCAAATAAGTGATTCTTGATTTTAAGTGGTAAGCAACTAAAGCAACCAAAGCGGCAACATTCTGGTAAAAACAAAGGATGAACTCATCCTGGTTTGACTACCGCTCTACAGCCTACAGCGACTCGCCTGTTGCAGACCTGTCTCCGTTCGTTGATAAGCTGATGGGATACGACGACATCTCAGAAGACCTGACTCAAGAGCAAGAGAAGCGTCTTGTTGACTATGTGAAGACAATCTCAGAGATGAGCTACAACTCAATCTCCAGTCGGTACTCTGCCTGGCAGGAGGCAGACCGAGCGCATGACCTTTACGTGCCTGCAGAAAGCACTGCCTTCAGAAACAAGGTCGTCATCTCTGACACCAGGGCTATCTCAGACACGGTACTGACCTACTTCATGGCTGCCATCACTGGGCGAAACCCAATGTTTCAGCTGGAGGGCATCAACCGTTCCAGCCGAAAGCCAGCCATGCTGCTTGAGCGCGTGCTGCACCAGCAGATGCGAGCCAGCGCAGGAGAGGCCCGCCTGGCCCAGCAGTTCCTGGACATCATCCGGTACGGAACAGCGCCAACCAAGTACGTCTGGAACGACAGACTCAACTCCAACACCATCGTCAACTGCGACCCTCGCAAGACGTTTCCTGACCCACGTGTCTCAGCTGGAGACGTTGATCAGATGCAGTTCATTGTGTTCTCTGAGCACGCTTCAGCCAGCTCTCTGCGCCGAACTGGCATGTACCCCAAGATCACCAAGTTCCCGCGTTGCATGGACAACACCGGCATCGTGTCTGGATGGGATAGCCACCAGTGGCACAAGGAAGCCGGCAAAGGCTGGAACGTCAACCCGAACACGCTCATGGATGGCTCAACTAGCCACATGTTCAAAGTTGGACGCAGCCACGTGGTGGACGAGGCTTGGATTTGCTTTAATGGCTATGAGCTTGGCCTGCCGCAGCTTGGAGAGGTCTGGATGGTCATCACCATCCTCGATGAGCGCTTTGTCATCAGGGCGCAGCTCTCACCTTATGGCCGCCAGTTCCCGTGTGTCAACCCTGGCTTCGGCTTCGATGCCCACAAGAGCCACCAGCAGAGCCTGTATGACCTGCTGCTGCCTCTGCATGACCTTGGCACATGGCTACTCCGCTCTCGTGTGGATAACGTGCAGGCGGCTCTCAACAACCTCATTTTTGCCGACCCAACCAAGGTCGCTATCCATGACCTGATCAACCGAAATCCTTGGGGCATTGTTCGGACTCTGCCTGGCACCAAGCCTGGAGACGGTGTTCACATCGCACAGGTTCCAGACGTAACACGTGGCCACTACCAGGACATCTCATTCCTCTCCGACATGAAGCAGCGTGTGGCTGCAGCGTCTGATGCACAGCAAGGTATGCCTACTGCTGACGTGCGTACCGCCACCGAGATTCAGCGGTTGAGCCAACTTGGCTCTCAACGCCTTGGTGTGCTGTCGCGCATCATCTCAGCGACTGGCATCAGGCCAGGCGTTCGCATGATGACATCCTGCGCGGCATGGCTGAGAACGGATATGTCGATTACGACGTGTCCATGCTGCAGGGCCAGGTTGACTACTTGGTGGTTGACGGAACGCTTCCTCTGGAGCCAACGCGCTCTCCTGAAACATGGATGGGGATTCTCCAAACAGTTGGCCAGGCTGGTCTCCAGATGGAGTACGACACTGGCCGCATGATTGAAGAGGCTATCAAGAGCATGGGCGTCCCTGACGTTGACCAATTCAAGATCAGCCGAGAGAAGCTGGAGAGCGAGGGCATGACGCCTTCACAGAAGCTGGCCATCATGGAGAAGACCCGTGGCCAGTCGTCGGTAATGCCGCAAGAGAACATTGAGAAGCAGCTACAGGCCGGGAACATCGTTCCTCTTCGTCAGTCAGGAGGCATGAAGTGACCACACCAACCAAATCTCAACTCGCACCAAACATTGACCCGATGTTGAGAGACTACATCGACGCCTGCATTTCAGAGGCGGTAGAGAAAGCCAAGCTCAATCGCCGCCTACAGGTCAACGCTCTTGACTCAACACTGTCAGCAGCAGCAGACAGGCTTGAGAAAGTACGCCACCTAGAGCGTGAGGTTCGCTCCCACCTTGGCATATTCAAAGAGGAGTAACCCATGGCCACTGGCTACGCATTCACGCGACCTGATGCTGATCAGGTTAAGTTCACAAGCGCCAAAACTGGCGAGCATGTTCTAGAGGATTACTTGCAGGCAGCAGAGCTTGGAGACAGGACGCTGGCAGAACTGCTGGCTGATGTGTTCAACCCAACTACTGGAGAGCTGCTTGATTTAGCAACGCCAACGCAGATCACTCAGTCCTTTGATAACGCAGCGGCGGCACTGGCCAGCCAGCAGGCAGCGGCACTATCCGCAGCCGAGGCAGCAGCGTCAGCGGTAAGCATCGCTGGCGGCCCGGTAACAAGCGTCAATGGAGCAACAGGGGAAGTGACTGGTATTGCTGATCTGACAGGTGCCCAAGAGTTGTCCAACAAGAAGCTGCGGGCCGTCTATGTGGTCGGGAAAAGTGTGGTCAATGCCGTAGCGACAGGGACGGTCACGCTGGACTTGTCCACCAGCAGCGATTTCAGCTTAACGCTGTCCGGTGACACCACGGTGGTACTGAACAACTTACCAGCCCTTAGTAACGAAAACTATGCCTTCATTGTCAAGGTCACGCAAGGCGGGACGGCACGAACGCTCACATGGTTTGGCTCTATCACCTGGCTGACTGTGGGTGGGACTGCGCCTGCTGCACCTGCGGCAAGCAAAACCATCGAGTACATCTTCACAACAGACGGCAGCGGGGTCTTCTTCGGACGTAAAGGTGCCGCCACATGATCAAAGCGGCGTTACTGCGCAGAGGTAGGGGGTTAACCCAGGTGAGCGGTTCGCTGTCTGGTAGCGGAACCCTGACCATCCCTGCGGGCGTAGCCACGATCACCATCACTGCAAGAGGCGGCACTGGTGGAAACGACTACTGGTACGACCCAGGCCAGCCATACATCGCTCCAACCTATAGTTATAGCTGGTCGCATACTGGTACAGATGGCCCAGTTGATTCCGGGGTTGATCTAACCAGTGGAGCCAATCCAGGCGCGCCTACCAGTGCCGGACAGTCATACACAGAGGTGTACTGTACGGGTGGCGGTGGCACTTGGTTTTGTTACTCGTCGTCATACACCAGCGTTGCAACACAAACCAGCCCTGGCCAGCCCTACATCGCCCCCTCAAGCGGCGGCGGTGACTACTACGGCCCATCGACAACCGCCACATTCTCAGGCACCACAAAAACCTGGACTGGTGGCCTTGGCCCAGTTGCTGGAACGCAGTCAGTGCAAACACTATCCCCTAATGGCGCGGCAGGGAGCATGACCTACTCTGTCGGCTCTGGTGGCTCCATGTCTTACGCCTACGAGTATTGAAATGAATTACATCAACACGTCCACTCAGCAGTACCCGGTCACGTTTGACTTGTTGTGCCTGTTGTTCCCCAACACCAGTTTTCCCCCTGGGGATTTTGAACCCCCTGCGCCTTATGCGGTAGTTCACCCATCGGAGCCGATTACCTGCGACCCCGTCACGCAGCAAGTTGTGGATGGCACGCCTGTATTTTCTGGTGGCAAATGGGTACAGGGCTGGCAAATCATCGAACGCTTCGCAACGCTAACAGAGCGTGACGCAGCGACTGCCGCATCACAAGCTGCAACGGAAGCGAACCGTGTCGCATCTCTATGGCAAGCAGCCCATGACTATGAGTATGCGCAAGTCAGCGGATCGGCCATCGGCCTGCTGGCAATGGGGGTGATGACCGGCAAGCCCAAATGTATCGCAGTCCAGAACTGGATAAGAGGAATCTGGACGGAATACTACACCCGTAAAGCTGGCACCAGTACAGACACAGATTTCAGCATCGCAGGACTGTGCCCGCACACCGTGCCTGAGCTGATGGCAGAACTTGGTTTTTAACTTTAGGAGAACCGCATGAAATACCTTTTCATAATCCCAATCCTGCTACTGTCAGCCTGTGCTTCTCCAGACTACGCCCAATACGCCAAGAGCACAGAAGCGGCAAGCGTGGCCCGTAGTAACGCCTTGCGCGACATCGCCAAGGAGGGCGACTCCAGTGCCAAGGTAGCCGCAGTCATGGCACTGGCCTTGGGTGAGAATGGGGGCCAAAGCTCGATACAGGCTCCACAACCCAACCAACTGCTCCAGTGGGCCAGCATCCTCGTGCCGGGGCTGGTGCAAGCCTAC